CAATCATATCGCGGAGATGCTTTAATCCGCCCACAAGACTTAAACGCAATTGATAAGCGTGTGTATGAACCACACGCATCAGAATTAAAGGCACGATCTATTTTTACTGTAAAAACTGATATTCCAGCAGGGGCAAAAACGTATAGCTACGATGTTTTAACACGTTCGGGGGCTGCTAAAATCCTCGCTCCTGGCGCAACTGATGTACCTTTAGTAGATGCAGATTTAACAGAAGAAACAGTTAAAATCTATTCCATTGCTGCTGCTTTTAATATCAGTGTACAGGAAGTGCGTGAGGCACAAATGGCAGGGCGTCCGATCGATGTTACAAAAGCAGATACAGTACGCAAGGCGATTGCTGAAAAAGAGAATCAAGTCACTTTTTCCGGTGATAAAACACACGGCATTAAAGGATTAACAGATACAGTGGGTATTCAAGTGTATGCAACTCCACAAAATGAGGCAGGTACTTCTACCAAATGGAAGGACAAGACAGGTAAAGAAATCGTTGCAGACATTCGTAAAGCTAAAAACATGGTAAATAAATTAAATGGACATGAAGCTGATACGTTGTTGCTAACGCCAGACTCAAATGAGGAGTTAGAAAAAACGTTTAATGAATACACTCAACAATCGGTTTTGGAGTACATTAAATCTCAAAACTGGTTTAAACGTATTGAAACAGTAAATGATCTTGCTAAGAAAGGGTTAGCAGGTTCAGAGTGTTTTGTAGTCCTTGATTCATCACCTGATGTTGTGGAACTTGGGATTCCATTGGATATTACACGTCATCCACAAGAGTACGCATTCCCGAATACGAAAGTACCTTTCGAAGAGCGTACAACAGGCTTAATCATTCGTTATCCAATGGCTATTTGCCGTGCGGATGGAATTTAAGGGGGAATACTTGATGTTAGTACAAAACAAAGGAAATCACGCATATACAGCCAATGGATTAACACTTAATCCGGGTACAAATAAAGTGGATGAAAAAGAGTTTGAACAATTTCTAACTCATCCACTGATGAAACATCTTAATGACAAAGGTGAATTTACCTATGACAGTGATAAAGCTAGGCCATCAGCAAAGGATGCCATCACAATGATTGAAGATGCGTTTGACATTGATATGTTAGAAGCATTAAAAGCAGAAGAGGACCGTAAAACAGTGCTTGATGCAATTGACAAACGTATTGATGAATTAAAAAATCCCCAAAAATAGGAGGGATTCAAATGTTATTAACTTCAATTGAACGTGTCCGTATGTTAAGTGAAGAATTTACTTCAATCGATGATGAACGACTAACAATGTATATTGAGGATGCTTCACTTGAAGTGTCCTCTTTGGCTTTTCCCGAACTGTATCAAGAGCGTTTAGCGCGTTATTTAGCTGCCCACTTAGCTGTTTTAAGTGTAACAAAAGACCAAACAGTAATTAGTGAGAAAGTTGACGTTATCGAGCGTCAATATAGCGAGCCAAACAAGAATATTGGGCTTTTAGCAACGAAATTTGGTCAAGAATACCAACGTATTTTAGATGAGTTAGAAGAGCAGTTTAAGCCCAAAAAGTCAATTAACTTGGTGGTACTGTAAGATGGCGAGAAACAATGTAAGAATTACTGATACGAATAACATTAGCCGTTTAAAAGACGTGTTGAAAGAACTTAAAAACTACTCTGTAGAAGTTGGCATATTCGGTAGTGATGAATATGTTATGGTTGCGAGTGTTCATGAGTTTGGAGCAACGATTCAACGTGGGAAAGGTTCATTTTCAATTCCTGAACGTTCATTTTTAAGAACCTCTTTCGACGAAAAAAATGAGGGATGGGCAAGCTTTTTTAAAAATCAACTTAAGCACGTTCTTGCACTTGAAATGGATGTACAAACGCTTTTTAACCGTTTAGGAGCTCGTATGGTGGGAGATATTCAAGAAAAAATCACTGATTTAGACGCTCCACCGAACGCTCCTTCTACTATTGCTAAAAAGGGTTCTAGCAATCCTTTAATTGATACAGGAGGTTTGCGTATGCGTATAACTTATAGGGTGGTGCGTAAATAATGCCTGATTTGATGATTTTTAAGGAAGTTATTGATCTAAATAGTGTCCCTTTCACTGCTTTAATAGAACAAGAGGGGAAATACATTAATGGGAAATGGGTTTCTGGTAAACCTGAAGAAGTTTCAATGACTGGTGTTGTATTGCCACTGAATAATGATGATTTAAAGTACATTGAAAGTGGTTTGTACACAGTAAAAGAAAAGAAATTATACGTAGTAGAGCCTATTAAAATCGATACTAAGGTGATGTACAAAGGGGATACTTACACAATTCAGTCGTTTAAGGATCTGACGGACTACACAGATGTCCACATATATCTCATGAGATATCGAGGAAATGCTGAAGGAGGGACCAATGTATAGATACGATGATATATGGATACCTACACAAAATGGACTCTCTAATTACACGAAAATCGATGTAATTCAAGCGGAAGGAATGGGGAAACAACCTCCATACCCCTTTTTCTCTATAAAAAGTATTTCGCCGGCAATCAGTGTGGGAAATGTAACTGAATCAGTCAATGATAACCTAATGACTATTGAACAAGATATAGAAATTGTTTTATCAATCACATGTAATGCTGAGAAAATTGAGGATGCAGAGAATTACTCAAATAAGGCTAGAGGTTATTTTTTAGGTAAAGCCACAATTGAATTATTAAAGAAACTATAAATATATTATTTAGCTAATAGAGATAAAAATATATTCTTTGCATTGCTTGGAGATCTATGTGACAGCAATATAGAAAATGAACATTCAGATAAATGCATAAATGATGAAGG